GCACTTGTGCTCCACCACAGCTCAACACCTCTTAAATCCTTATTAATAGGGTTTATGTAAGAAATGACTATTGATAAGGCTGTCGAGGATATTGTGAAGCTAGTTGGAACGCCAGGAGCAGTTGTAGATGGATTTATAATAATACTAGTGGGTGATGACAAGGCACTTTGTATGCCGACATCATTTTGTGCCCCAACCCTAACCTGTATTGTTTGACCTGATACCACAGGAAATTGTACTCGTGTCATCTATTAACTCCTAATTTTTTCTCATAAGTACGCAAGCCCCCTAGACCAAGCATACCCATTAACACAGGCATCATTTGTCCTGTATCGGCTTGAGGAATAATTATTCCAAAAGGTGCGCATAATGGTGAAATTAAAAAATTTATTAAGAAACCAATAAGGCAAATCCAGGCTATCCCAGGTCTCCACATGGACTGAAACCAGTTTGAACTTTTTGAATCTTGTAAATTTATTTTAATTTGAGATTTATCAACATCATTAATAGCCATCATTAATTCAGCTTCAAGTTCAGCTTTTAAGTCTTTGTCTAATATAGATTTATTTAATATTTTTGCAACATTTCCAATTAATAAACTTGCTAACATTTTAATCCTTAATTAAAAATTGATATTTTTATTAACAAAGCAATCACACTGGCAGTTGAGCCAATTAATATTGCTTCAATACGGACTAATCTTGACTTTATGTTGTCATATTTTTCTAAACACAACTTTTCATGGTCATCTATTCTTTGCTCTAATATTTGTGAACGGCTCATGTTGTGAACTCCCTGTCCACTGATAATTCAGTATAAGTGCTTTCTGTTGAGACCTTATGATTGACTAGATACACATTAACATGAGGGTCATTTGGAGGGTCAACAATATCAACCTGGACAAGCTCAACCAGTGAACCATCAGACGCGACCTCTTGAACTTGCGTTAATGTAAATGAGGGAGTTGAAATAACTCTATTAAATGTCGGCTCCAATACTGGAGTAACACCTGGCGTTTGTTGTTCTGATGTACTCCAATCATAGACACTTGGATTTGTTTCTCTTAATGTAATATCAATCCCTAAAGCTAGGTCTCCTCCAAACTTATATTCCATGACCTCAAATACTTTTTGATTAAATCCGAGTTGTGGAAGTGTGAGCATTACTGTATCACCTGGAGAAAGCGTGAACTGTTCAAGATTCACTTGCATGTTTATTTGATATTGCTGTCTTGATTTTTCAAGATAAATTTTTGCAATTCTTTGAGCTCTTGCACTGCTATCTGTAAAAGTTAAATTTATAGTTTTTTCTAATACCTGTCCATCAGACGCAACATAAGTGGCGTTAGTTACTTCAGGATAGTTTGTTGGTTGCCAATCACTTTCCTCACTTGTCATGATGCCACGGATTAAATTGAACTGTTCGGAAACTCTGTTTTTTGTTTGTATTTGATAACCTGAAATTAAATCCCTTTCATTAATTGTCTGAGTAGGTGCGCGGTAACTTCCTGCAAATATCTTATAAAGACCACCCTCTACAGTCATAAAACCCGCCATACTGGTCAATAGACTCTCTATATTTGTTTTTATATTGTTTTGAGTGTCAATAACTCCGTTGCATACAAATCTTTTTTCTTGAGTTACAGGGCTTGTGTCTAGGTCAACCATTTCATCACATATTGCTTTTGCTGTTGCAACGGAAGTCCAATCAATGTCATCAGTTGAAAGTCCCAAGCCTAAATCTGACATTAGATAATTAGCTACACAAAGAGCAGGATTGTCTGAAAATCCAGTTGTACTTGTTACAGGGTCGTAAATGTCATTTTTTCCACTTACCACTGCTGTAATTTGAGGAATACCTGAAGCCCAAGTCTCCTGGTCATACGTAAGAATGGTCTGTAAAACAGTTATTCCTTTAAAATGGTCACTCACTGTTAAATCAGTATTAGTGCTAAATTTGGCGTTCAAGGTTTGAGATGTACTAGATGCGAGCATATCCGTAAAAAATTCAGCGCGAGTTTCACCACCTGGATAATATCGACTAGGTGCTGTCACAACTCCTGAAGCGTTTACTGTTACCTCTTCTGTCCCAATGAATAATCTGTCAAATGAAAGACATTCATGTGAAGCCATTGCAAAAATTAAATAAAGAAACTTTCTGTCATTATTATTATTTCCCTCCGATATGAAAACATAAGTTCCACCTACTTTTGCTTTTCCGTAAATTAATTTTCTTGACGAAATAGGACTTCGAATGTTTGTTCCCCTATTCAATAAAGCATTTAAATCAGGAATCTTGGGAGTCATAGACATCATTAAGACCATAGAGCCACCAAGAACCACTGCTCCCAGGACAGTCAATGCGGTTGCACTTAATCCTGCTATTGCAAATGTACTGGCAAATGATGTTCCAATGGCAAGAAATACACTTCCTACCCAGGCTACGACTTGAGGCATTATCTAATCCTTATATTTCTAATATCAAAAAAATGGTCTATTAAATCAACAGAAATTCGCTCTAAGCCATAAAGACCAGGTGCAAGGAATATGTCTTTGTAATAAATCAAGGCCGTGTCCCTGCTAAAGTTTTCATTAGCACCAACGGGAGCAATTCCAATATCACCATCCCTGAGCTTTAATGGATTTTTAATTTCTCTGAATCTCTCATCAAACAAATCATACATGGAAGTAATTTTCATTTTCAGTAATGTCTTTTTTGCAGATTGTGGAGTATTCCAAGTCCTTACATTTTCCAAATTAAGATGGTCTACACCCGTAGCGCATTTTATTGCTTGCATACAAAAAGTCACACAATCATTTCGCCCCCACTCAAAGGGTTGATTAACTCTTTCAGTAATTAATTTATCAAGTTCGGTCATGGAAACCTTATGTTTTTAATTTGGTCAAGCACCTCTTCTTGCGTTGGTACTTTATAAACTCTCCCTACAATATCTGTTGGGACTCCCCATAAAATCTCTTTATCCGATTGAATAGCATCAACAAATCTTAATGAAGTATCTCCTGGAAACCTTGCCAACTGGTCTTCATTTGTTAGGCGTGTAACTTTGGTTCTTAAAAGGTCAGCAATTTTATTTTCTAAAGAAATATCAATCTGTGAGGTTGAACCATCCACAATAATATTCATTACATCCATATATCCTGAAAATAAAAGGTATGGCTGAACTACTATTTGTCCGTTGGTTAATGTTCCAAAATATATTCTTGCAACTTGACCCTGATAATCTTGCAAAAGTGCATCTGACACTAAATTGCTAGGGATTCCCGACAAAGACAAATTGATACCCCTGCTTTCAATCATCTGTGTTTCTGATAATTCAGACACTGCTCCTAAATCACCTGTTCCATAATATGTATTACCTGCAACTGTTATTTCTCCAAAACCAGTCCACAATCTTTGCTCGGCAGTTGAAACTGTAATTGACCCGCCCATTCCTGAATGACTTGAGCAATAATAATATAGAATATCACCGTGGCTTAAAGTAGCGTCCACAACCCATTGAGTCTTGGCATTGGCTTGACCAGGAACACCGCTTATAGTAACGCCTGTTGTATATTCGACACCACCGCCATGAGTTCCGTCAGATGTCAATGACAGACGCAATGGATGGCCTGTATTAGTTGCATTACTTTGGTCAAAAACAATAGTGCTACCTATTCCCACAACCAAACCATCATAATTAGTAGTATTTTCAATAGAGTAATCGTTACCATCTCCACCTGTATGGACTTCAACGGGAACTTGTCGCGTAACAGTACCAAACATTAGTTCAACGGCATAAAAAGGCTCTAAGGTGTCATCAGTGACATTAAAATTAATATTTTTTGGCATTTTCTACTTTTTTTTCTTAGTTTTTGTTGTTTTCTTTGTTTTCTTTGTTTTTATAATTGCTTTCTTTGGTTTTTTTTCTTTTGCGCACAGTAATTCTTTTAATTTTTTTAAAAACTTTTTCATGAAATGGACTCCATAGCACTAAATCTAATGCCGTAAATACTCGCAGTATTAATGTTCCAATTAGTGTCATTATCTGCGAGCCTAAAAACACCAACTGCATTTGAGGTAATAATAGTTTCACCGCCAGATAAGGCTGTGCGAATTTGTGGAAAAATATTTATTCCTGTAGCGTCACCGCTTCCGTCTGTGTTTACGTCATCCAACACTTTTAATAATTGCGTTCCTATTTGTATATAATCACCTGACAACAGATAACCAGTTGCAGAAGAGGGAGCTCCCGTGATGTCAATGCTGTTAGAGTTTGTGCTTTGAGCACCATTGATAGTAGGTGTGCCAGGAGTTGAAGACGCTGAACCACGCACCACCCTTCCATTTGGGTCAGGTGATAATTCAAAAGTTCCGTATAATCCTTTTAATTTAATTAAGAAAGTTGAAAAACTTTCAAACTGAGCTCTCGTCATTGGCTTTATAACAATATCACATTCCCAATATTCACCTGAAGCCCATTTGTAGACTTTTTGATTTTGCGTGAATGGACTTGAGCTAATTCCAACAGTGTTTTTGGCAACCATGCTTACACTTTGAAAGGATGTATAATTAGGAACAGATAATGGATAAGTAATGCTCATGAAGGTTGACCTCTGCGCTGTGCCTCAAGTACAGCTCCCCTGGAAGCATCCGCAATACCTGGAAGCATTGACATCACTTGAGAGCGAATCTGTGCTGAAACGTCACCTGATAGACTAATATTTTGAACAACTGTTACTCCGCCACCGCCTAACTTACTATTAGGGATAATTGAACCTGAAGAGTGCGGAATAAACATTTCTGCTCCGCTACCATTTCCGCCATCACCGACAATTATTGGTTTATTTTTACTAACTGAACCACCTCTTGCAAAATAATCTTGAGGTTTTCCACTACCTCCACCACCAAACAGGTTTCCAATTCCACCAGTTATGGGAGCAAGAATAGTTCTAAAAATTAACATTTTGATTGCTTGTTTTATTAAGGTTTTTCCTAAGTCTTTTAAGGACTCACCAACTGACTTTGTGCCATCTATTATACTATCAAACGCGCCTGATAAACCTGTTTGAAATGATACCGCAAACTTTTGACCTTCCTCTGCTAGTGTTGGAAGTTTTAAATTTGCCATTCCTAGACTAAAACCTTTTCCAAAACTTCTTGATGCTTGCTCAGTTTTTGCTAAGGATTGTTGAACTTTAAAATTAGCATCTATATAGGCTCTTAATCCAATAATTATTTTTTCAATTTCCACCTGTCTGTCACTTAATAGACCAGAGTTAGTTTTTATACCCGAATGTTCATTTTCTAAATCTTGTATTTTTTGAAAAGTCTCTAATAAGTTTAATCCCTGTTGTTCAGCATCTTTTTGTGCCTGAACAGAATCAGGTGTGAAAAATTCATTAAATTTTTTGGCAACTTTTCCTGTTAATGTAGTAATACCAACTAAAATTCCGCCTAATCCAACAAAAGCCTCTGAAACTTGTGTTTTTATAATTTGAGATTGTAGAGCCATAACGTCATTTAATTTTTGTGCCTTTTTCGACATTACATCAGACATAACAGCTCCAGTTGATTGAGCTTCTAACATGAACTTTCTCATTTCTTCTGAACCATTCTTAAAAAGCTCAACTAATACCGCACCCTCAGAATCAAAGCCTTTAAATGCCAATCTTAATTGTTCGGATGAACTTTCAGCATTTTTTATTCCGTCTGCGTATTCCATTAATACATCAGTGACACCTCTTATGTTTCCGTCTGCATCTTTTGTGTTAATTCCTAATTTTAAAAGAGTTCCTTTTAATTCACCTGTATCCTGGTTGGCCTCACCAAGTCTTCTGGAGAATCTTTGAAGTCCCATATCCAAGGTGCGAGATGTTATTCCCGCAAACTGTTGTCCTGCTAATCGAAAAGACTGGAGTTCCTTGGTAGTGACACCAATCTTACTTGCAGTGATTTGAATATTTGTTCCAAAGTCCAAAGCCTCTTTTGTGAGGTCTTTTAACCTCATTAATGAAGCTATACCAATAAAGCCAACGATAGACGCACCAAGACCCTTCATGGCACTAGTAGAGGTTCTTATTGAACCCTTAAAACTAGCAAAGGCGTGTTTTGACTTATCAACCGCGACAATTTTATTTTGTAATTTTTGACTCATTCGCTTTTATTCTCTTTTGTTCCAAGGTGAGATAGGCAATCCAATGATTAAGCTCATGAATTGACATCTCTTTGATTGTGTCGATTGTAGTATGAAGGCGGTCAGCCACGACATATTGACTCATTAACCAACCGCTTTGGAGTTTCCCTCCGCTGTCTCAACTGAATCATTGTCAAACAAATTAGGCATCATCTTTGTTGCCACGTTTGTCACATATCCAACATCTAATCCATTTAAGAACATTCTATCGCCTTCTTGAAAGATTTTGACACCTTCATCATCAACCAATTTAATTAGCATTAAATCAACCATTGCTGAAAATGACGGCACATCACCATCAGTTAAATCTTTGTAAAAGGTTTTGTGACGTTTTCTCAACTTCTCATCATCTCTAACCGTCAATTTATAAAAAAAGCAGTGGAGGTCTTTATCTTCGCCCTCACCTAGACCTGGCAACGTCAACGGGAATTTCTCTCTGTCTTGTTGCATGGCTTTAAGCCTTTCCGACATGTTCATGATTAAACTGCGGTATCTTCAGTTAAAGCACCAGTGCCCTGTATGGAAACACTTGCAGTTATCACTCCGTTGGGTTCTTGTGACCATGCTATGCCTGTCAAAAAACCTTGACCTGTCAAATATTTATCCCCTGCAGTCGCGCCTTCATAATAATATGAAACATATACAGGTGTAGATGCACCTGCTGAACGCTCTAAAAGTTTTGCTTGTGAAGTATCTGCGGGGTCATAACTCATTTCCATTGTAGAGCTCCAAGACTCCTGAGCTGAAGTAAATGTCTTGCTTGGACTTCCAATATGACTTACGTCAACACTTTCAAGAGATTTGTCCACAGAATAACTGGTGCATTGCCCTAGTATGTCTGTTGGTGTTCCTGTGTCACCTAGTCGTATTTCTGCTATCACGCCAGTAAAATAAGCCATGATGTTCTCCTTTTATTGATTTGTTGAATTGTCAGTGCTCAATGTGTAATAAGTCACAGACAAGGTTAGGCGAATTATCCCGATAGGTTGTTCACCCATCACGTCAAATTCTATCTCAGTTGAAGAAAGTTCAGATGTCGTAGCGGTGTTTGAAAGTAATGGGTTTGCACCCAGGACGTTCTCAACCTCTAAAGCTATTGTGTCTAAATTGTTCTCAACTGATGAATTGGTTTCGACATAGCCTTCAATTATTAAATCAAGTTCCCTATAATAATTGTTAGGACTAAAATCACTTCTTTCCGAAGTTTCGTTTTGTGTATAAATAACAAGACCTGGCAAGTTCTCGGCAGGTTCAAGATTATAAAGTCTGGTATCGTAAACACGACTGCTAGTTGTTGGCAGTCCCATTAACAATAAAACAACTGCATCTCTTATCTTTTGTCTAGCGTGGCTCATTGTTTTTGAAGCCGTATTGTTGACACGCCAGTTCCGTCTTTTTCAATTACTTTAATTCGATAAGATATTTTAGCAACTCGGCCTTTGCTAGTAATAGGCACGAGCAATAAATCATTTTGGTCAGATGCCCCATCAGGAATATCATCTGATTTCATTGTGAAGACTGGGGAACTTGTCGAGACACCCGAACCAAATTCATTAAATGCTTCGTAAAATGTATTGTCGAATATACCAATCACATTATACTTGTCATTACTTGAAACAATTGTCCATTGGCACTCAACAGCAAAATCACTGAGTTCAAAAAAAGCATTACTCGACAGGTTTAAAGTCATCATCATTCTCTATTATTTCAATTATTTCCTCAAGCAGGGTTTCATCATTGCCTGTAATCACTTCAATTAAACCCCTGGCGGTGTATTTTTCGATATTGCAAGGAACGACATCAATAATGTCTCCCTTTTTTCTTTTTTCGCCATTTATGGTTGTCGCTTTTATAACTTTAAAATTAGTCACGGGTTTTTAAGTCCTTGCTTTTAATAGTTCTATCAGTTTTCTTTGCTTTTTCTTTAGGCTTTGACGTTGCTTCAATGCCTTTTTTATACTGTATTAGTTGTCTTGCTTCCGCTTCATCAACTTCAACAATATCGCCAACTTTAGCCATTTTACCATTAACTCTTGTATTGTTTATTATTTCAATTTTCATATCTACACGGGATGCGGATTTCTCCGCACCCCTCTCCATATCGCTTGATT